CGCTTGTAGGACTTCCTGTATTGTAGTAATAATTATCTTTAAAGTTAGTCCCAATTAGTTTATTATTAGCAGGATAGGGCAGGAGATGGTGTCCTGTAGTCTCATCTAAGCTAGACAATACTGATGATGGGGAAGATGGAGTAGTAAAATTTGTTGTGTACCCGGAAACACCATCCCAAGCATTTTCATTTAAAAATCTACCTCTTTGGGGACCTAAAGACCATGCCTTAATTCCGAATGCAGAGGCTGCGTAGTACGCTGATAAATCTCCGGAAAGCGCAGAAGGCGAAGGGAAATAACTCATTACGTCAGCAAAATATTCTTTCATTCCGTCAACAATCATATTGTTTTCAGAGTGAATCAACTCTTCAGAGTTGTTGTACGTCTTATATATTTTTACTTCGCCAATCATAATTAATCCTCTACCGAGAACTCGGTTACCGTACTATTAGTTACCCCGGACAAATCGCCTCCCAAGGTTTCTAGATAAACTCCTCTAGAACCTCCCGAAGTTTCAAAGGTTGATTCTGATAAAGTTTTATTTCTAGAGTAATAATTATCCGTCCCTAAAGTTGTCCAGTACTGAAAAACATCATGTAATTCATATTTACCTAACTCACTTATTAAAGAATGTAATCCAATATCTTGAATGGAAATATTGTTAATAATTATAGCACCATTATTTTTTTCTTTTGCTGTCAATATTACATAATAATCAGTACTTGAAGTGTGTATATTCCAGTTATGATAAGGAGATTTTGTATCACATGGATGGTTATTAGTTATAGTTTTAATCGTGTGAAAATCAACAGACTTTATTGTTGCGTTATTAGTTCTAAGTATAGGAACATCCGTTAAAAACTTTTCATGTTTATAGTAAGGTTCCCATACATCATCTTTAAAGTTAAAACCCCATCTGTATTCTGAAGAACTTACAGGACCTGTGATTATCTTAACTTGTATTTTTGCGTCAGTTAAGCTTTTTATCTTTGCACATAAATCTAACCTGAGATTAGTATTAGAAAGAAACCCTTTCTGTAGAGGTTGTGTCGCAGAAGATTCAAAAGGGATTATTACTCTTATAGGTTTCTTATCCCTATTGTACATAGCAATAGATTCTTTTTTAGTGGTTCCATAGGAACATAAAGGGTTGCTTACTACACAAAAACTTTTAGAGGACTCGTAGGGTTGCTCGAATCGTATTCCTGATAGTATCTCAGATGTAATTTTCGAAGGTTCCCCGTCTTCAGTTGTTGTTATGGTCGGTCTGGTGGTGGAGAAGTACGGGGACTTTAGTTCGGTTATACTCTTGTCGTAGGCTATAAACTCCTGTCCTAAAGCATCACTTCCCCCTACGATAGAAGAAAATTGAAGACCATTAATATGTCCGAAAGGAGTACCTGAGAGAGGTATGGCTCCCGCATAGCCCGATGCATATGAGTAAATACCCCCTTCGTATTTAAAATCATGATTAAACATTCCAGGTCCGTATGCGTAGGAAGCAAAATTATACCCCCCATAAAAAGGTCTTGCACCGTCGATATAGTTTCTATACAAGCCATTGAACGTATCGTTTAAGATATTATAGGCTTTTGTATAAGAGCTTCCCCACTCAAAGTTCTCAAGCTTATTGTCTTCAAAAGTAGCCGAGGTGCCATACCTCATAATCTCAACTTTTATCATAGCCTTTAACACGTCATCCGTATTATTACGATATCTTAACCAAGAAGAGCACGCAAAATCGGTTTCGGGGACGCCCCTTACTGGGTAAGTGCTTGAAGTCTCAATACCACTAATTGTGCAAGTGTCGTAATTACAGTCACCCTTGTCGAAATACCATGTTCTGTCAGAGTCCCATATCGAAGAAGACATGTCCACATATCCTTGATACTCATAATCAAAGCCTTTTAAAATATATTCCCATGTATTCAAGTAAGGCGTTGCGCTTAAATCGGGAGCGGAGCCGGATGTGGAATATTTAAAATGATTTAAAGCGTTAGGGTGCGCTTTGCCTTCCCTGGTTAAAGGATACTGTGGGAGGGCGTATCTATGCCCTCTTCTTCGTCCTGTATTTCTGTACAGATTGGTAGCTGTTGTGGACCAGAAGTCCCCTCCTGATACAGGCAATTCTCTCCCATCGGGATTAATATACGTACCGGATATGTTTCCGGTTCCACTCCCTCCAAGAAAAGCTCTTCCGTTGTAAGATTTAAAGAACCCTGTATTATACTCATCGATAATATTAGAGGCTCTAGCACACATAGTGCCTGTTACACAATGGTCATCCTCTAAAAATAAATCTATAATAATTTTAGGCGTTACGTGCAGGGGTATAAACTTAGCCAAAACTTTTCTAAAAGAGTTTAAGGCGGCGCCCGATTTGGTAGAATCATAATCCTCTGCGAACCAGTCAAACCCCGAAGCGTCCAGAATTGTAAATACATGGGATGACCTAGTACTCCAGTAATCAAATAAGTTGGTGTGGGATTTGTCGTTATCGACAAATAAGTCTACAATGCTTGCCTGGTTTGGAGGAAGGGCGTGTCCTGATGTGAAAAATCTGAATTCATTGTTGAGACCGTATTGTGGTATAGAGCTTAAAGTAGCACTAGAAAGGTCTAATGCTTTCCTTGCTGTTTCTTTGAATTCTGTTACGCTGCTCGCGGGAACTTCGAATCCATAATCTTGACGAGTTCCTGATAGTATATTTCCTAGGTAATCTATAATTTCTTCCGTAAACCTAGTTTCTTTGTAGAATCCATACTTCTCCCACGGAGGAACTGCTATTTCTCTACCTCTATGGTTAAAGCTTCCAGAAAGTCCTTGGCATGTTATAAAATCAGACTCTTTAAAATTTACCCCTTTCCACTTAATATTGCCAAAGGTATTATGCATATTCTCTAATATAAAATCAACCATAAATCTTATATTAGTATCAAAGTCTCCAGTAGTATTCCAAGTAAGGTCCCCGGTTAAAGGATGTCCGAATACCTTTGTAGGGTTCCAAATGTCTGTATCTAATCCCTCAAATCTATTTCTCTCCAAAAATGAATCTGTTTTAAGGAGATAGTAAAGCATATTGGGAATATAATGCTCCCAACACTCAACTATATCATTTTTGGAAAATAAACCTGTTGGGAATATAAGTTTTAAAACTGCCTCAAGTCCTAACACACTACCTTTGGTTTTATAAGCTATTACGGCATCTCTTAACTGGGCTCTCCATCTATAAATGTCGCCGGTAATAAACTCCCATCCTATGTAATATCCTAGAAATTCAAGAAATTGTTCCGGGCAGGTATCAATATCCAATAACTGAGATATGTCTTCTACGATATTGTCGTAATCCGCTAAACCCAAACTAACAGCTTTTAGAAATCTTTGAAAAGGTCCCGCGTCTCTCAACTTTTCCGGGAATATTTCTGAAGTTATAACTGCGTCTAGTGCAGAATCTACAAAGTCCGGGTCCTTATTTGAATCAGATAACCACGTATTAATATGAATATTAATTAATGATAATACATCGTTATCAAAAGTTCCTGATGCCGAAAAAACATTACTATCTAAATCTAAAAAAGAGGGAGGGAAAAAGTTTTTTATATAAGGGTCATCTTTATTCTCCCAAAACCATTTAAACAATAGTTCAATCCCGTTAACAGCTTTAAGAGGTACGCCGTAGTGTATTTTTTCAGATATTGCTGAAGATATTAAAGAGCTACCATCTACTGAATATACTGACGAGGAGTTTAGCGCGTAATAAAGACCTAAGTTATCTAATAAGTAATCATGAGTAGCGGAGACACTTGAATATGAAGAGCCCATTGCCGATAATACGCTGTAGAATCCTGATGGGTTGTTTAGAGTGGTGTCTGGTAGGAGGGTCGCGCTAACCCAGGACGTTAGTTCGTCTTGGGTTTTAAAGTCTACTAACTTTTTATTGTAAGGACCTAATATAAAAGTTTCAAATCTTTTAGATGTACAGTCGCTTGTTTTATAGTTAGGAGAAAAGAACCTAGAGAACGATGACGCTGTTTCTCCAGAAACATCCATATAATTAGAATGCTCTAAAGATGCTCTTAATATTCTACCTAAAAAAGAATAAGAAATATCCTCGGATTCTCCGTATTCTTTATAATCAATAATTCTATACAGTTCAGGAACTATAGTCTGAACTACATCAATATAATTATATTTGGTAAAATTTTTCTTTGTCGCCATTACACTATTTGTATATTAAGTTCGAAGTTGTTTAGTTGCGCAATCTCATTAAAGTTATTAAAAATATCTGAAGAGTAATTTTCTACTTTAAAAAATCTGACTGCGGAATCTTCTAAAACGTAATTAGTTAAGTCTGCGAACTTAACGGGTGTGCCAAAATCCATATTTGTAATACTAAAGAAGTCTTGAATTCTAGTAGACACCCTTCCTTGGATATCTTGAGAATTTAGTTTTCTATCTCTATCAATATAAACTGTGCAAACCAAATCTAAGGTTCTCACTAACCCGTCTACAATAGTAAGTTCGTCTGTAAGCATTCGATACTTATTCAAATGCTCTAATAGTCCATTTTTAAATGTGTAATTAGAACGCTCTAATTGATTATTTGATGCTTTGGTTAATAGGTAAATATCTATCATATTTCCTGCTCCGCCATTATCCCTTAAAACGGATAAGGCTTTACCTGTCTGACCTTGGTCGGTGATGTATCTATTCGCGAAGGAGGTATAATCTTCTCCTGTTACACATCTGTATTGGGCGGCAAACCATTGAGGACCAAACCTCTTTGCTAGGTCGGGGGATTCTGCATTAAACCCTCCCGTGCCTGCGGTGGTGTTTTTCATAGTGCAAGATATATCTTCCGAGGAAAACGCAGGGTCATCAGTGCTTCCAGTTATAGTAGACTGAATAAAATCTTTTGGTACATCTCCCCGTTCTCCTCCTCCTGTTCTAAATTGAACAGTGTACGGAGCCCCCATTACGGGAGATGCAGCTCTTACCCCATCTCCAAAATATAAATCTACAGAGTAATCATCTCTATAACGCTTCTCGAAAACTTTATGGTCAGAGCCAGAAGCAAAAAACAAGCTATCAATTTCATACCACATACCATCAGTAGAAGATACAGACATAGCCCCCTCAACAATAGATGGGAAGGGCACATAAATAGTTTGAGCTGTAGGAATATTGGAAAAATTTCCCGTATGTTCTTGAAGCATCCCTTCTAAAAATACTAAGGGGAACGTAATACCAGCACTTGCTGCAGAATCAGACTTTCCCAATTCAAGAGTTGCCTGGCTGAAATCTATATTGCCATTTGAATCTACTTTATATGCGGTATAACTAAGAGGTAGTCCGTCCCTTGTGCTAGTTGTGTTTACGGTTCTTTGACCTGAAGGTATTGTAAGTATATAAGACCCACTAACAGCTTGCGCCGTATCCTGCAAAACTAAGGAGCACGAAGCTTTGCTAGAGTTTGGACCTTTTAAGGTAACTCCAATTAACTCTAAAAGTTTTCTAATACTATTATTACTTTGTGCTGTAGGAAGGTACATTTCCTGCGCAATAGCATCGGCTTTATAAGATAGAACTGAGCCCATATAAGCTACAAGTTCTAAAAGCATCATACCTAAATCAGACTCCGAAAAAGAATTATAATCTTCAGGGTAAACAGCCTTTACATAATTAACAAGATTCTCTTTTATTTCCGCAAAATCTTGAGAAGAATAATTAATTAAAGTCTTTTTTACAGCATCGGGAATAGTTCCTAGCCTGTAAAAATCAGACTCTACTTGACCATCGAAGGCGGTACTGTTAAATAGAGTGTCGAATGCTGGATTGGGGATGTAGTCAGTCATTATAATATAGTGGCGGTTTTATCCGTTATGGTTAGTCCAAACCTGTGGTTTCTCTTAATATCTTCTTTTATAGAAAATAACATGAGTACAGTAAGTGAGGAAGATTTGTCCGTTGCTTTTACGGACAACTTATTAATAATAATTTCAGGCATATACTTATTAACAGCATCTTGAACTTGAGACTCCAATCGTGAAGTAGTTCCAGCGTCTAAAGGCTCGAAAACTAGCTCCCTGGCGTCCGTTCCAAAATCAGGCATCATAGCCCTCTCTCCTCTTCTAGTTAAGAGTAGTTGGATAAGACCTGCGCGAACATTAAGAATATCGTACGAAGCGCTGAATAAGCCTCCCGTATTTGTACTCTTTACAGGGAAATCAGCGCCCATGAGACGAGTTTGATTTTCATCTATAGTTTTAAATGCGAAATTACCGTAAGTGGACATTATAGAATTCTAGGGGGGTTGGTGGTGATATTCTTAAAATAAGCTTGTTGGGCTTTATAGTTAACTAAAGCCTCGTCTGTATTTAGGGGTGCAGTGTATATTTTAAAACTTCCTACGAATCCTTCAAGACCGCTTCTGGGTATTTTATAATTGCTAACAAACTTTGTTACGCTGTACCCGGCTAGTCCTGGTATTGAAGAGGTGTTAGTGTGTTGTCCAATAATACCTCCCTTGTTAGAGGTGAAACTTTGGTTGTAGTAACCTTCATTAGTGTTAGCGCCTAAGAAACCAGCAGGTGTTTTAGATATTTGAGAAGCTTCGTATATATTATCAGTCCAGCCTCCTCCAATAACCCAAGGGGTAAATACAGGAAAGCTAGGGTACTTATCCTTATCGTATAATTTTTCTCCCCATTGCCCTGTAGCATCTTGATAACTTGTCAAAGACATTCTACCGGGAAGATTTAATGGCGAATTTTCAGAAGTGCCAAACGCAGTGGAGGCTACTGCGGATGCGAGGAATTCGCCATCCAGCGTAATTGAAAGAACATCAGAAGCCACGTTATGAGAAATATTGTAATGAGTAAATTCAGTATTAGAATTTGCTATATTCTTCCCGCTTACCGTAGAGGTATCCAAGCCTACAACCAAACCTCTTTCCGTGTAACAAGAAGAGAGAGCTCCGGGTCCAGATACTTCTGAACCTATAACAGCGCTTTTACCCCATCTAGAGTCGTCTGATGGTTCAGTTCCTAGCACAACGAATTCAAGCCCACTTGGGTCGGTGCCGGGGTATCCTCTATCTCTGAACCCTACCATCATACCTCTAGTAGGGACTGCAGAGTCCCCATTATTTTCATTAGAGATAATAAGTTTATACCTATGGTCATAAGTTAATGTAGAACTTAAGTTAGGGGTATATGTCCAAAAATCAAAAGACCATCCAGATTCAGAATACATTAAATTGTCTAAACGGTCTGATGGGGGATATACTTCATTATTTCGTATGTTGGAAGGTAGTCTAACATATGAACCCTCTGGAATATTGGTGTACCGCGTACCATATTTCTTCCCAGCGTTTACTAGAGTACCGTTTAAATATGGAATGGATAGTCCTGAAACAAATACAGAACTAGCTGTTCCTACTAATTTGGCGTTTAGAGCTGTAGATGTTTCGGCGTGATTTCGAACCAGGTATTCGTGGTCGGAGGCAGTGACCGTAGCTAAAGGGTCTAAGAAGTTATAGGAGCAGAGTAAGTTGGAAGTTACTACTTCATCATCTAGATTTCTTAAGGCGGGGGTTGTGGAGGATAGGTAGTTATCCCCAGAAGCGTCTACCCATTTATTCTCTCCCATAGAATTTATGGCAAATTCCGGGATTACGGAAATCCCTTTTACAGGCTCAGAAAGATATGTTGGAGGATAAGGATTTACTACATCATCTAAATCAGAAGACATTAAGGTAAACCTTTTTTGAACATCCACGGAAGGAATCAAAGCGGATGTTTTTAAATATGAAAAATCATTTACAGGAATTCTATCAATAAAAATAATCTTTTTAACATTATTAATATTAAAACCGTCTGATAAGGTAGAACCTAGTCTTGAGGTATCGGAGCCGGGTTGGGTGTATACTGTCTCCCCAACCTCGTCCGCCCCACACACCGGGCTCTCGCCAATTTTTGTCACAGAACTTATTTCAAAGAAGTTACCTGGACCCATGGCATGAGTATCGTCTGTTATATCGTAAGGTCCGAAGAGAGCGGCTAACTGTAACTGCTTCTCGCGGACTTTTATTTTACTATCATATGCGTATGATACAGAAGCATAAGCTTCTTGATAATTTTTAACCATTGCTGAGGACGCGTCATACCCACTTACGGTTATTAAATCTGATATAGTTCCTGAGACATCTTGTATTTGAAGAGCTCGGTCTTGTTTATAGGAATTTAATATATCATCATAAAAGAAAAACATTTCTATTTTAGAGTTAGATTCTTTAAACGAGTCACTAAAAATCGTATCAGAAAACTTATCGTATTGCTCGTCTGAATACGCAACACCTCTACCCCCTCTGTTGGGACCAAAGTGAAGTTTCCAATAATTAGAAGTTATCCTTTTAGTGTATATGGTAGGTATACCCCCTGAGCGAGAATCGTAGTAAATACCATCTTCAGATAATACGAAACGATTTGTCGTGGCGAGTGGGGGTCCATAAACTAAATCAAAAATCGGTGCTTCGTCCTCTACAGTAGCCTGCTTGAATAACTGAGCTCGAACAGCGGCTACAGCGGCTTTGTTTTCAGTAAAAGGTTTTACTAGATTATCCTGTACGAACTTATCATAATTCTCAGTATCTGTATTTACCGCTTGTTGCATAACTTCCCCCAAGGTTGCCCTTTCATCTTCGCTTAAATTTTGGGATAAATCAGATAGAATAGTATCAAAAGCTGCCTCTAGCCCTGCTGTGTTTAAAATAGGCTCAGGTAATTCTCCAGCTGCTCGCTTCTCTATAACATTATTAATATCATCTTGAGTTGACTTCGTGGCTGCTAGGGCGGTGGACGTGGATGCTATAGACCCTGCTAATTCACCAAGTTGGCTAATCAGGCTTATAGCGGTGCTAATCGTGTCTAGATTGTAATCTTCTATAAACCCTTTAACATCTTCCACTAAACCTTCGATGGCGCCCTCATCTGTTTCGGTCCCTTCGGGTAAACTTTCAGGGTCATAGGCATCTTGCCCGCCATCAGACAATGTTTTAGCTAAGTTTGCTGTAGCGGCTGCGCCTCCTGCGGAGTCGGCAGCTAAGTTTTCAGTCGCTTTCCTTTCCTTCATTTCCACGGTCTGTCTCCCGTTAACAGTATTAGTATAGCTAACCTGTTTTGACAGACGAGCTTCTCTCGTTTGTAAAGTGCTCAATCGTGCTTCTAACGCAGTTTGCAAGGCTGCTTGTAGATTAGAAAGGCTGACTAGCGATTCGCTAGGCATTAAGTTCATTGAGTTTTCTGAGATTGGCATTATACTGTACTGAAATGAGATTGGAATGATATTGAAGGCATTCCACAAGGGACACACATATCCCCGGCTTTAACGACTGGGAGTCCATGGATATATACCTTTGCTGAGCCGAGAGATATGTTTGGCACGCAGCAGATAGGTGCGCACGGTACAGGAGCGCAACATGCGGGTATTACTGGAGGGATTGTTATACTTCCCGTCGTCGCTATCTCTAAGCCTCTATGAAACGCTGTTTTCTGAGGGACCGATACTAAAGTACCCGCGAGCAGATGAAGGTCGTATTTTCTTACTACAAGGCTCATATTATATCCACCCTCGGTGCTTGTATAATTATCATAGAATTAGATGATAGAACCATAGGTCCATTTGAATGAAGACTCATAGGTCCTCCAGCGGTAATATCCATCCTTGCGTCTGACGACATGGACAAGAAAGAAGAAGTGGTAATGGCGATAGAGCCTGTGCTGTGTAGGGAAGTGTCCCCGTCTACTGTGCTAGTCCAATTTCCCCCTACGGACAACGTATAATCTTCCGCTATAGTAGTGATAGCATTAGCGTCAACGGTTATAGTATGGTCTATTTTAGTATACTGAGTAGTATTTCCCTCGTCACAAGACTCTAAAATATCTCCTGTTCTAGAGTATCTTGATATATTAAAATTAACATCTTGAAGATAATTCCCCTTTTCAGCCTTTCCGTTACCGTAGACCATGTCAAGCATATCCCCGTCAGCTTGATTCTCTCGGTAAATATCCCCAGAACCGTCTAGGACGGCAGTTGTATGAGAACCGGCTTTGGAGATGGATTCAATATCTCTGTTAGAGTAATCCCTAAGCTTATCTTCTCCTGTGAATATTTCTCTACGGTTAGGGTCATCTGCTTTATCATCTTGAATAAAAATACCGTCTTGGTGTCCATCATCAAAACGCATCATCTTATTACCCGCAGTGGTTAATTCTATTGCGTCCTCATTCCTTTGTTCAGTAACTTTGTGTGCCATCTTGAATCTATGACCAGTTTTAGACTTTAAAAGAAAATTATCATTATGACCATCATCCGTAAAAAGATTTGTATTTTCTGGTATAGGATTAATAAAAGCCTCTCCAGGCTTCCTGCCCTCATAGTCTACTTGATTCCTGGCGATGCTTTCGGCGTTGAGTTGGTCTACTTCCGTATGGGTGTCCGGGAATTGAGGCTGTGTTGGGTCGTAAACACACGCGAACCAAATATAATCAAAAGGTATTTCCTGAGTCTTGACAAAATCAACGTATAAAACCAAAGCCCCTTTAGAAGGAGTGTAAACCATTCCATACCCAGCGCCTCCAAAAGGAGACGCAAACGTTGCGTTTATACTATCCTTTTGAGAACCGTAAGGCATAATCTCCAAAGTATTTTGGTTATACTTATTTTTTGTTCCTTGTACGATACCTAAGTTAATTTTCATCTCCCCGCACCTCCGTTCTCACCTGCTTTAGCCGCTCTAATCCTTTCATTTTCTCCTATCAATGCATGCCTTTCAAAATTAGCCAGGCTCTCTTGTCTTTGAAAGGACGACACGTATAAGGTAAGATTTGTTACATACCCTCCATTGGTTGAAATATCATGAGATATCTGATTTATTTTATAATACCCACTAGCCCAATGTAAAGTACCTAAATCTCTTGGGTTGTTAATTCTAAGGTAGACTATCCTATTATCTACCTCAGACATATGCCTATTCATTTCAGGAATACCCAAAACAGTTAATTTGATATTTGAAAGTACATTTCTTAACTGCCTATACCCCGCTAATTTAGCTATCATTGCTTTTACCCCACCGTTTGTCATAGGATTAATGTCCCATGTTTGAGGTACTAAAACCTTGAAGGGTGTTATTTGAGAAGTTCCTATTTTATTCTCTTCGGTTCCTCCTATAAAATAATCTATAGGCTTTTCGGAGAATTCAGCTGGTCCGAAGTATAGGTCTTTAAGAAACGCCGTGTCGGTATCTTCGATACCGGAAGAGTTTGCAGCCAGTCCGGGAGATAAAAAGCCTAAGTTATCTTTAAGAAATTCTAAATGATTTTTGTAAACTTCGGACATATCTCCTCCAGTAGCATTCTTAGCTTGGTTGAACTTAGAAGGGTCAGTACAATAATTTGCCACAGAGTTAAAAATCATTGTTATAGCTCGGTCTGAAAAGGCTATATTACCTTCAGATACTACAAAACCGTGAGTGTTGTCTAGGATTCTAATTGCTTCTTCGTCTATATTTGTAGTAGTATCGCTATTTTGCCCTAGAACATATAACATAGATTCCGTTATCTGACCTATATTATGGGAAAAGTTACTAGAATGGAGCTTAACAAGATTAAAGGCTTTCCTTAGTACTTCAGGCTGTACATGAAGTAAATAGTTTAACTGACCACTGTTGAAGTTAAGTGAGATAGCTTTTACTGTGGAATCTTTTCTTTTTTGGAATCCGTAACTTAACTGTATAGGAAGAGTTTTACCTACCCCCTTATCCATAGACGATAGCTCCAAATCAAAACTTCTTATGGGAAGAGGGGGAATGGCTTTCGTATTAAAGAGGGGATTAGCTTTGGGCATAATGTAAATAACTCCAAACAAATTTTTCAATTTTTCAACAGTCATAAAATCGCCCCGGTCAGCTAAATAGGAAATGTAATCATCATTTGTTTCTAGATAACCAGTGTCTTCTGTCTCTATTCTTAGCCCGACGCCCTCGGTGGTTCCCGCAAGGCTCCATAAAGAACCACATAGATTTCTCAATAAAGGAGAAAGATACTGCATTTCAAAGTCAGTTTGAATATATCCTGAAGACTTAACTGTACCCCCTTGATTGTTAGAAGTGGATTGGTCTTTAGTGTTAAAGTCACCTGGTTTACTAGTTTCAGGCTCGGTTCCCATTTCCTCTTTTGCTTTGGAATTTGTATCTACCGCAGCTGCTTTTCTTCCGTCAAGTATTGCCTTAACTTCTTCAATTCCTAAATCGGACAAATACTCTGTATACCCAGAAATACCTTCTGATATATCGTGCCAGCTCCTATACCCGGTCCACACGGAACCATCCTCTAAAAGTATCTTATCTTGTACAACCGGGATTGAGGGGACACGTGAGTCTATAATAGCTTCGAGGCGCATATCTGTCCAATCCGAAAGTTTAACTGCGGTGTGTTCCAGCCAGTAT